CGTCAGTACCTTGACCATCACCTAAGTAGAATTGATAAAAGTTTTCATCTTTAGTTAATTTACCTATGGCTTCACGTACAAGTTTGTCTGCGTCTTTCTCATCAATCAAGTCACGTCTTGTTAGGTTGTCACCTACTTCATACGACACAAGACCTAGTAAAGACCTTAGCTTAGTTTCTTCTAGATGCCATGCGGCAATAGGTATACCCTGCTTTAGCATACTGTATTCCATGTACCTCATAAGCTCAGTCTTACCTATTCCTGTAGGTGCTTTAAACACTGTGAAATGACCTTGCATAAGACCTAATACCTTATCGTCTAGTGCCTGTATGCCTGTAGGGTAGTATACATGCTCAGGTGTATCTTCATACAACTTAAGGAACTGGTCAGCAGTGTTAAGTATATTCTCTGGTGTATGCTTAACTGGCTTCCACCATAAGTTCTTAAAGTCTATACCCTTACCTGCCTTTAAGAAGTCGTTAGCATCTTTAAACTCACCATGCTGTACACGATAGATTTTGTTAGGGAACAACCTAGCCATACGATCAGCTAAAGCATTACCTGCCTCGTCATTATCTACAGACAAGACAATCTTCTCGAAGCTACCTAACCAATCCTTACAGTTCTCCCACAGCTTCTTAGAGGGTGTAGCTGAAGGTAACGACACAACTGGGTTAGTGTACTGCTTACCAAGCATCTGTGCGGCTGATAAAGCGTCTAACTCACCTTCTGTTATAGTTACAATACGACTACAACCAGCAGGGAATAAGTTCATACCAAATAGTTCATCACCTTTGAACCCACTCTTAGCATAGAAACCTTTCTCTTCTAGATTACGAACCTTAATTCCCCCAGAGGGGTATATGTATTCTTGTCTGTCGTCGTATGTAAGTACATTAAAGTCCTGCATAGTACTCTGCAAAATCCCTCGGTGGGGTAGGTGACGACCATCAGATACACTCTCTATTCTTTTAGGTGTAAACTCTGTTACATTCATACTATCTCTTTCTTTCTTAGGATAACTGTCTTCTGCCCAGTCATATGTTTCTTCTCTTGATGGGTAATTACCCCCACAAGAATGACACTTACCTACTCTCTTTTCAGTATGGTAAGAAAAAGCGTCACTTGAACCACATGCAACAAAAGGACAAGGTTTATGTATTATGTCTGGCATACTTACGTTTCTTTCTTTAGTAGTTTGTACTAGTGAGTGTAAAACTTATGTTTATACTTAAGTAGTACATTTATATATAATGCCTAAAATATTCAAATGTCAAGTTCACAAATTGTTACAAGTTTGTCACGAATCTTGTTTCTTATCTGTTCTACACGTTGTTTTGACAATTTCAACACTTCAGCAGTGTCTGTCAAGTTGTTATTATTATTGTATAAAATCATAAATACTTTCCACTCTCTGTCTGTTAGAAATTTCTTTAGATTCTCTATAGAGTTTTTTAGTTCATACGACCCATAAAGGTCTTCTGAAGGTATATCAACCTCATCAGACACTACATACTCTATTGTGTCTTCTAATACAGCCTCTCTACCTGCCATACCTTTAGGGTAGCTCAACTGAGACATACCCACGTTAACATACTGAAACATAGCAGTCCTTGCGTTGTAGTATAGCTTAGAGGGTTCTTTAATTCCCTCGGCTCTCATTTTTAAGCATAGCACTACACCTTCAGAAACTATATCATCGTAGTCCTGATGGTTGTAGTACTTACTAGCTAACCTTCTACACATATCTAATATGTCTTTGTTGTTCATAAGAATAGACCAGTCATGTATAACATTGCCTTAACTAATACGAAAGAAAAGCCTATTAACGAAAATCCTATCATAGTAAAAAATAAAATACTTACATACTTAGCTGTTCTTAGTTCTTCCTGTTTCATCTTATCTGTCCTGTAATATGGTTTATAATTCTTCATTGTCTTGTAGCTCCGTTTCTATTGTTCTAGTTATTAATCCACAAGTTAAACACTTCTTACGTCTTCTTATGCTTGGGTATCCTAGCTTAAAGTATTCTTGTGTGTGAGTTGTCTTAAGTTTATTCTTGTATCCTTCTTTCAAACAATCAGGACAGTAAAATATTGGTCTTAAACTCATTTGTGTGTTCTTTCTATATCTTCTACTATAATATCTCTCTTAAACTCTATAGCTTCCTTTACAGGTTCTTTAGCATATATAATATCATTAAGTCTTTTCATCAGGTCACTTGTAAGTATGAAGTCACCATGCAGTTTTATCTTTCCCATTAGAACATTACCTCTCCATCTACTATTAGTGTGTTATGCCAAGCTATAGTCTCGGCTCTTAGTGCATAGAAGCCTGTCTGCTCGGCTATACTCTCAAGTTCTTCTGTATCACTCTTGAGTATGCCTAGCTCTATTAGCTCCATTTCCATCGAAGGGGGTAGAGTCATCTCAGTATAACTTTCCAATCTTTATAGTGTACTTGTTTAGCTTTTATACTTGAATAACCAAAACCCCCTTTTACTTTATATACCTCAGGTATTTTATCGTTTATATCTTTATCTGCTATTTGGTTATGTAGTTTAATTAAAGACTGGATCATGTCCCCTAGAAAATCTATTGATTCAAGTACACTTCCACCCGTATTAAACTCAAAAGTGTGTTGTTCTGTTTCCCAATTCATTTTACATCGTTTAATCATTATTATACCTCGTTACCTAACCCAAATATACGACGACCACCTGCTACAAAACCTAGCACACGATCCACATTAAAGCACTTGTAGCCTTGCTTAGTCTTAAGTGTTATGTACCCTGCCTTGCGTAGTGCTTCAGCGGCTATCTGGCCTCTCTCATTGCCCTTAAGGCCTTTTATTACATTCATACGTCCAGTGTATGTACGTTCCTCGTTATCCTTAGTTAAGAACTTAACTGTGATAAACTTGTTTTGGTTCTCTGATAATACATTAGTAACCATGTTAAGTGGTAGTGTCATTGTTCTATATATCCTTCTAATATTTCAATTACATCTGATAAACAGTTGCCTACAGTATACTCATCTGAGTCTTCAAGTAACAACTTCTCATCAACTACTTTCTTTATATCATATACATGACATAGTACGTTTGTTAAATCATTATCTCTCATTATATGCTTCCTTCTATTTGTCTATTAATTTCCACTGAAGGGGTGTCATCACCCTCTTGTTCTACTACATAATTCCATTCTGCTTCCATGTCAATACTATATGGTGGTAACATTGTTAGAGCGTGAGTATTGAAGGCGACAAAATTAGTTATGCCTAAACTATTCTCTAACGCATATTTTCCATTGAGGGACTTAGCTGACTGTTCAGCTTCTTCTAGTACTCTTTTGTTTCCTTCTAAAACTGTGACACCTTTCTTTCCACTGTGTACCCCTGCAACTTTATATGTTTTATTCTCTGCCATTAAACTATACCTCATCTACTTCAAACGCCCATCGTAGGCTATGCCAAGAGCTTTCTAATTTAGCTACATCACTCATGTATAAATCATTACAGTCTTTGATCATCTCTAAACAACTAGCTACACTCTTTTGTATTTCTTCTATAGCTTCTCTCTGCTCAATAGACATCTGCTTTAGAACCTTCTTAGTTTTCATCTGCTTTTTAACTCTAGCTTTATGCCAGTCTACTTGCTTACTCATGTTATTCTCCTTTTAAAACAATTGGTTATCTATGGTTTGCTGTTCGTAGCATTCTTCACATATGTCTAAGTCTGTTAGCTGTTCCAAATCTACCTCTTGTTCACAGTTAATGCAGAATACTTTGTTCTGCTCTAGCTCGACTACATAATTTCCTATTCTACTCATTCTAATACCTCTTTAATTAATTCGTCAAATGTTTCTTGACCTTCTTCCGAAAGATTAAAGTACTCACCTTCAAGTAATCCTATAAGTTGTACTATTCTCTCCCCTTTTGAGGGTCTAACAAACTGCCCAGTCTTAGGGTCAATCGGTGGTATCTTATCCCCACTCATTACTATTCTCCTTCTCAAACTTAGCTAATGCACGTTCACAGTCTTTATGATCTGCGTATAATTCTATTTCCCTTTGGGGGCAGTAAGCCATAGCTGACAGTTCTCCGTCAACCATCTCTATATCTTCTACATCTATTTCCATCTCACCATAACCTAAGTCAATATAGACTCTAGTGTCTACATGACTACCATATTTTTGTCTTACTATTTCCATTTTATCTATCCTTATTTCCACTGAGGGGGTCTATACGAATCACTCTATCATTTTTCACTGTAGGGGTCAAGTCTTAATTTCCACTGGAGGGGTCTGGCTAATTTCGCTGGAGGGGTGACTCTCATTTTCCATCGGAGGGGGGTCATTTTCCATCGGAGGGGGTGTGACATTTTAGCAACGTGATATAAATACAACAGTGACATAATTACATCTTGACATGACATATTTGCAACAGTGACATAAATGCAACTGATTCGTTTTAGTCCATCCTTCCACCTTTTGCGACCTTGTTCTAAAAAACTAACCCTTAATTTTATGATATAGGGGCGCGACTCCCTAGTTAGCGCGTTGGATTTACTTTTCTTGTAACAGGTCAAATATTTCTTGTTTAGCGCGTTTTAAGCCGTCAACATTTTCACTGTATTCTTTACTATTCCAGTCTGTTAACTCACCTAACAGCATATTTTGTTTTGCGGCTGAAAATACTTCTACTTTTCTAAGTGAAGCCATTAGTTTTTCTAGTTTATCGTATGTCATTTGCGCTATCCTTTTTATCAGCGTTTCCATAATTCCTTATACTATGCGATTCGTTTTATTACAAGTGTTTAGTTATGTTATTTTTGCATACCCGTTATGCGTTCAGTGCATATGTGACAATATAACACTTGACACCTAGATTCACGATTCGTTCTAATTTTATTATCTATGCGTTTATTGCATATCTACCATGCGTCTAGTGCATAGATATGTTTTGATTCGGCATCGCTCCATTCTACCACGAATCACTAATTTTTGTCAACCCACTTTGTAACGCTCAAATTAGCCCCTCTGACGGCTTCTAGGTCTCTAGCGTGGTGTAACTCACAGAATTGATTCGTCGGCGTTACAGCGTGTCAACCCCTTAAATTATATTTATTTATATTTGTTCTGTGTTTGTTCACCTTGACAATAAACGAATCATGTTGTACATTATATATATCGTAAAATCAGTTGGCTAAGGAGGCCGAATCGTATGACTAATAAAATAAGCAACATTGAGATTGCAACGACTCTCAATTCACTAACGTCAATAGCTAAGTTTGGAATTGATGGTAATGAAGTTATAGTTTGGCAAGGGAATATGGCCAGCCAATTTACTTATCTATCCGATAAGCTTGCGCTTACTCTTTATAACTTACTAACAAGTGTGAGTATGAGTAAAAAAGAGGCTATAAATACAGTTGATATTATAGTCCATGGAATGAAAGATTAATTCAAAAGGGGGTTGCAATATACCCCCGAATCACGTATAAAATATATATATAAACACTGATAGAAGGATTATCTAAAATGACTACAAGAACTCAAAAACGCCGCAACACTCGCAAGCGCAACAAAATGCTTAATAGCTTATTTCATGTATTATTAGCCGTTAGCGGTTCAATAGTTTTCCTAGTTTGGGCTTTTGAGTTTGGCGGTACATTATGATAATTAGCAACTATATATTAATCCCGTTTGTTATCTTATGCATACTTGCAATTTGTTATTACATAGAGGAGTCTTAATATGTTTAATATAAATGAGATAGACAATATAACAATGGGCGGTATTGATAGCAATGATTATCCAGATTTCTGCGATGCTTACATTGAGTCTTGTACCTATCACGGGAAAGATATGACTGAAAAGCAACTTGACGATTTAAACGAACATGAAACCGAATTTGTTCATAGAATCGCCTTATTCAATGCATGGGGAGTCTAAATAATGGCACGTAAAACAATTATATTATATCAAGGCGCGAGTCTTATTAATGGGCAACCAATAGTTGCATTGGCACAATCGGACTCTACTAATAGCAAAACGGGTAACATGATTCAGACGTTTATATTAGACGCTACAACCGACCCATTAACAGCATCTAGAACGGGTAAAGATGAGTCTATATGCGGTAGTTGCCCACATAGAGGCACGCCTAACAATAATGCCAAAGGCCAAGCGACTAATAGAACTTGTTATGTTACTCTAGCTCACGCGCCATTAGGTAAATACAAGGCCTATAAAAAGGGAGTCTATGGTACTAAAACAGCGACTCTAAAAGAGATTGCCGCGTTTGGTAGTTTGCAAGGCGTGCGTTTAGGCACATACGGCGATCCATGCGCGGTCAA